GGGTGATCTAGACGCCCGTCAAAAAGACCAACTCGCCTACTACGGCGGAGACGAGGATGACCTCGGTCTCGATGAATCCGCTGACCGCGGTGATAACCTAACCGAAGAAACCGAAGACGAGGACCGAGGCGATGAAGTCAAAGAAGAAGCAGAAGCAGAAGCAGAAGCAGATGCCGACGACGATACCGCCGATGCCGACGATGAAGAGGCCGACGATGAAGCCGCTGACGATGGCGATGAAGAGGATTCTGAAGACGAAGTAGAAGAAGAGGAAGAGGAAGAGCCCGCCCCAAAGAAAGAGAAAGGCATTCCCCGTGCTCGCTTCAACGAAGTCAACGCCCGCATGCGTCAGGCTGAAGCGGACCTTGCTGCCCTGAAAGCGCAGAAGGCTGCTGGCGAGGCTGCTGCTGTCGAGAAGTACGACTTCGACGCGGCCGAAGATGAATACATGGCGCTGCTGCTCGATGGTAAGACCAAAGACGCCGGCGCCAAGCGACGCGAGATTCGTGAGGCTGAAAAGGCTGACTTCAAGTCCGAGGCGAAAGCCGAGACCATGCAGGACGTTAGCGCTGGCCAGATGGAGCGGATAGTAAACTCCCTGTCACGCGAAGCGGAGAATATGTTCCCGGCGTTCAATCAGGACTCGGAGCAGTTCAACCCCTCGGCCGTGGCAAAAGCGCTCACGTTCATGCGCGGCTATCAGTCTGAAGGACTGTCTCCTGACGACGCATTTGTCGCCGCACTGGCCGATACCATTGAAATCTTTGACTTAGGAACTGAGCCACCTGGTGACGAAGTTACCAAGAAAGAGAAAGGGGGCAAAACCACCACGAACAAACCTCCTATCGTGAAGACCAAGGAGAAGATCGCCGCTTCGAAGAAGGCAGGCAAGACGCCCGCCGGTGAAGGCAAAGGTGCCGCAGATGCAGGCGCGACCGTGGTCGACATAGAGCAGTTGTCTGAAGAAGAACTGGAAGCTATGCCTGCCGCGACGCTTGCGCGCTTGCGGGGCGACTTCATGTAATGCTAACCGGACGGCAAGCCGGATTGATTGGGGGCTTTGATGCCCCCTTTCTTTTGTCGTAATGTCTTGCGAGTTAGTTGCGCATCTTACAACTAACTCGCAATATGTTGCGTGTTCACACGGAGTGAACAGTGCCGGAACGTGAACAGGGTTGACAATAAGTGCCACGCTGGCGCATAATCAAGCTTCGTCCAATCCCGGGACGTTAAACACAGGTGGAGTCGCTCTCCTGAAACGCGAAATTACGGCAGCCCGCCGGTAAATCAAGGCAGACAACCCGGGCAATAATGCCCATAATTTCGTTTTTCGTTAATCTTTGGAGAGTCAATAATGACTGTAACAAACTTTAATGCGCTCACGACAGAGCAGAAGACCGTATGGGCGAAGACCGTCTGGAAGCAAGCACGTAATTTTGCTTTCACGACCAAATTCGCCGGTTCAGGTCCGAACGCTATGATCCAGCGCATAACGGAACTCACGAAATCTGAGAAGGGAACCCGCGCGGTAATCACTCTCGTAGCTGATCTTGAAGGAGACGGCATCGGTGGCGATAACCAGTTGGAAGGCAATGAAGAAGAGATTAAGGCTTATGACCAAGTCATACAGCTTGACCAGCTTCGAACAGCTAACCGGCACAAGGGTAAATTGGCGGACCAGAAATCGGTCGTCAACTTCCGTGAACAGTCCCGTGATGTTCTAGCATACTGGCTGGCCGATCGAATTGATCAGCTTGCCTTCCTCACGATGTCTGGCGTTTCCTATGCCACCACGAACCGAGGCGCAACCCGTGCATCCAGCACGTTTGCCAACCTTGAATTCGCGGCTGATGTAGTTGTTCCGTCGACCAATCGTCATCTCCAGTGGGACGCCACCCTGGGCTTAATCCCCACGGATCTGGCAACCCTGACAGCTGCTAACGACATGCCGAGTTGGGCGATGTTGGTAGAAGCCAAAGCACTGGCAAAAGAGAAGTACATTCGTGGAATTAAGGGCCCAGGCGGCCAAGAGTTCTACCATGTCTTCATGACGCCGACTGGAATGGCGAAACTTCGCCAAGACTCTGATTACCTGGCAAACGTCCGAAATGCTGGCGTACGCGGTGGTGGAAATGAATTGTTCAAAGGAACTGATACCGTAATGGTTGATGGCCTGATGATTCATGAATACCGTCACGTATTCAACAACTCGGCTCTGCCGGATGGTTCACGCGCCGGTGCGTCTAACGACGTAACGTATCAACGAACGCTGTTTGTAGGTGCGCAAGCACTTGGAATGGCCGACATTGGTTCGCCGGAATGGGTGGAGAAGGGGTTCGACTATGATAACCAACAGGGTATCAGCCTCGGCAAGATCTTCGGATTCTTGAAACCTCAGTTCCATTCGAACCTCGATGGCACGACAGAGGACTTCGGTCTTCTGGTCATCGACAACGCGATAGGAGGTAACGACTAATGGCTATCTTGATTCCTGACACTCGTCAGACAGTTCTGGTTGCAACGGTCGCCTTCGGTTTTGCAGACTTGGCCGCATCTGGGGTTGGCACAGTAGCTCTTGCTCTCCCTCAGGGCGCGGTCGTAACTGGTGGTCAGATGGTCATCGACACAGCATTTAACGGATCGGTATCCGTTGGCGCTGAAATCGGTGACGCTGGCTCCGCTGCTCGGTACCTTGGTGCTACGTCCATTCTCAGTACAGGACGTACGGCGCTGGTTCCGACTGGCTACCAGGTTGTGAATGCGAACCGGGACATTCTCATCGAGGTAACTCTCGGCGGTACAGCTAACTCTGCAGGCGCGGGTCGCTTGCAAGTGGAGTACATCGTTGAAGGTCGCTCGATCGAGAACTTCGAGTAACATCCCTACTACCTGTAGGACCACATCCCCCCTCTTCGGAGGGGGGGTTTTTACGACAATAAGAGGATGCAAACATGGGTAACTCCCGCGAAATCCCAAAAACAGCAGTAAAGATGGTCTCTCCAAGAGACTACCGCTTGTCAAGCCTCACCGGCTTCTGCGTTAGCTTCCGCGCAAACGTACCAGTCTTCGTACCCCCGCATGTCTACATTGAAGCTCTTGAAATGGGCGCCAACGTTGTTGATCAGCCGGTTAGTGTCGCTGAAGCACCGGTTAGTGTCGCAAAAGTAGACCCTACGCTACGCATGGCTGAGCTCGACCGGGCTATGACGGCTGTACTAGCGCGCAACGACCCTGAAGATTTCAAGGCCGACAGCACACCCAAAGTCAACAAGGTTATCGCTGAGTTGGCACCAGAATTTGAACCCCGCCCCACGGCGACTGAAGTCTTTGAGTCATACGAGCGGATGCAGGAAAATCTCGACTTAGTAGAGGACTAAAGCATGTCGACCGTCCAGGACGTATATAACGAAGTTCGCAGGGTCATTCACGACGAGAGCGCACCGTTCCGTTGGAGCGACTCAGAGCTTCTGACCTACGTCAACGCGGCCGAACGGCAGACTGTAACATTTGTCCCTGACGCCAATACGATCGAAACGATCATTGATACACTGACCAGTCGAGTCGCTCGCCAGTCGCTTCCGGCAGGGGGGATCAGTTTTATCAAGGTTTCAAGGAACTATGCTGACGACGGCACAACGCCCCAGGGCGTCGTGAGATATGTTGAAAAAGACGCTCTAGACACGTTCGAGCCAACATGGGAATACGTCTCGGCAAAAGCTGACGGGGCTAACTACTTCGAGCACTATTGCCACGACAGCCGGGAGGGGGATGTGTTCTACCTGTTTCCGGCTCCTGCCGTTGACAACAAACGGGTTGCCATTGTCTATTCCGCCGTCCCGACTGCGCTCACGGACGCGACCGTCACTCTGAGTCTGGATGACGTGTACTTCAACGCTACGGTCCAGTATACGATATACCGAGCCCTCACAAAGGAATCAAGAGAGACACTTCCTGGTGCTTTCCGGCAAGAATTGTGGCAGAATTACCTAGTTGCGCTCGGCCTTCAAAAACAGGCTGAGGATGAGGTAACTCCTGCGAACAATCGTGCACCAGAGGGTGAGTAATGGCCGTTGCTGTAGACCAACTTTACAACGTCATACGAGTAGAACTGCCCGGGATCCCCGAGCCGGTTCTGGTCGAAGGCGTACGGAAATCAGTCCAAGAGTTTTTTAAGAAATCCGAAGCATGGCGGTACACAGTCCCCGGGCTGCTCGATTGGACTACGGCCCTCACTTTTCCCGCGTTCGCACCAGGAACGGAGATCCCGGTGGGTACTCGCGTTATGCGCGTCGACGAAGTCAAGTATGCAAGTGACGGG